GGGGTATCAGTAGATACAATAATAAATCAAAATGCCGTCATCCAGAAACTCGACATTGCCACACACCAAGGCAACAAGAGATTCATCGCTGGATACGCTAATATAGCAGACATAGTTGACAGTCAAAACGATGTAGTTACCCTTGACGCCCTAGAGAAAGCATGGGCAAAATGGCGTCAGAACCCTGAATTCTGCATTCTAAGTCTTCTCCACAGCAACATACCGCTCGCAAAAGTGATATTCGAGGAAGTCGTAGACACCAAAGGAAACGTCCATAAAAGCGGTGTAGACGAAAGAGGGCTGTACCTCGTATCACAGGTTAGAGACGACATATCAGTATCAGACGAGGTATGGAGAAAAATAGAAAACGGAGAATTCAGAGGCTACAGCATAGGAGGAAAAAACCTTCGCCCCGGACAACAGGAATGCAATGGGTCATTCTGCGTCAACAAGATCACAGATTTAGAGTTATATGAGGTTGGAATAGTGGATAAACCAGCAAACGAAGTCTCCCTCTTCAACATACTGAAGAGAGACGACTTAGCGAAGTTGAATGAGGCTACGAAGCACCTAACAGAGCAGGTTGTCGTTGAAGGGCTTCTTAAAATCAGTAAGAATCCGTGTCCAGACAGCGGACACTATCACGTCGTAATAGGAACACAAGACGAGTCTCTTCGTGGTCATCTATCAAAGATGTTTGACGATGATGAAAGATTCCTGGTAATAGATAAGCAGAAAGAAGACGAAGACTATGTTTCCTATTACGACTTAGCATTGTTAAGACCGTCGCCGGTCATAACGGAAGAGGAGCAGCACGGTGGCTTCAACTCTCCTCTCCTACCTGACGAGCCAAAAACAGAGGGGGAAACCCCATTGAGTAAAGAAGAGGATGTGAGAGAAACAGAAGTAGATGAATCGCAAATAGACGATTCGGAAATACCCAAGGACCAAGAGACGAAAGCCGACGAAGAGGAAGCCATAGCCCCGATGACAGTCGAGGTTCTGGCTGCTGAACTAAAACGATTAAGTCAGATAGTAGAGGAAATAAAAATGGGAAAGACACCGAAAGAGGAACCACGTGATTGCGAGGACGAGGTTGGAAAAATAGAGAAATCCGTTGAACCAGCCAAACCCGATGCACCCGTGGAACCTAAAGTTCAGGAAGCACCGCCTGTAGAGCCGCCTCCAGTGCCGGAGCCACCAGTGGAAACACCAGTGGAACCAGTAAAGGAGACTCCTACAGTTGAACCTCCTAAACCAGTTGTCACTGAACCCGTTACTCCACCTGAAATAGAGACGCGGGGAGTATCCGCGCAAGCATTAGACCCACAACCAACACTGGACTTGGCAAGTCTCTACAGGATGCCTTGGAAAAACATCCAAGAAGGAATGAAGAAAAATTAGGAGGAAGAAAAAAATTGAATCTAATAGAGTACCCCTTTAAATCCCTTGAAGAAATGGAGAAAATGTACTACGGACCACTGAACGCCGACACCATTATGAAGGACAAAGACGCAGTTATAAGCACTGACACTGCTTGGTGGCACCAGGTTCTCGGAGCTAAAATCTGGAGCAAGATAAACTACGAGATGAACGGGTTCGCCGCACTGCCAAAGGAGCCATGGATCAAGTCAGCCTACAGGATGGAAACCGCTTCAGGAGTAACCTTCCCATCAGGTGGATTGGCTGAAGGAGTTGCAAGCAACTTCACCGACATCTCAGATAGCACACACCCAACACTAGCAAGCATCACCGTTCCCCCAAAGCTAATTGACCACGGATGGGGCATGACTTGGAAGCAGTATGTCCTAGGCGACGTAGACGACACAGTGAACGCCGATTACATGAGGCGACAGAAAGGCGAAGCACACAGCAGAGCCATCAGCGCATACTTGGTGCAGGACGTTGACACCCCAGCCAGCAACGGCTTCGAGTCAATCGACCGTGTAGCATCAAGCTCCGCAGAGTCAGGTCACTGTAGCGCAGCCTCAGACCCGGACATCTACAGCCTTAACAGAGATGCCGCCACGACCTATGATGCACAGGTTTCAAGCTCTGGAAGCGCAGCCGGTCATCTAAGAGACCTGTCTGTGACGCTTATGGATAGCGTATGGAGTAGCGTCACCAAAGCAGGTGGAAGGCCAAAGGTAATCATGTGTGGCTACAACTCGATAAAGGCACTAAGCGCACTGCTCGAAGCTGAGAGGCGCTTCAACGTACTAGGTGAAGCAACGTACCTTCCAAGGGCCGGAGAAGCATCTGGTGTAACTCCAGGCTACGAGGCTGGGTTCAGTGTTGCGACGTACTTTGGCGTACCGATAATTCCATGTCAGGACTATGACTCAAGCAGGGCAGCGGTTAGAACCAACGAGGTTGCGCCGTTTACCTTTGTAGACACCGACTACGTTCGCATCGGCGTGAAGATGCCAACTGTGTACGTGGAGTCTAAGTATCCTGAGGACACCATAAACCTTAACGGACACGGAATAGAGGGGCACTACTACACCATTGGGGAACTGCGTTGTTACAACTTCGCAGCCCAAGGCAAATTGACTGATATCAAGTAGGTGCATACGATGGCAATAACTTACACCATAAATCACCGAAGCATCGAGGGAAACAGGCGGGTTAACTACGGTGGCATTACCATGTCTAGTGGAGAGGTTGCGGCTTACGTTGATACTGGTCTCGGAACCATAGAAACGTTTGAGGTGTGGTCTCTTCAGAGCGGTGGGACGGCTAACGCAACTTATCCGACATCTTACCCGGAACGGAATAACTTGAGTGGCGTAGTAACCGTAGTATTCACAAGTACGGCTGGTCCCGTAGTGTGGCGTGCTAAGGGGAAGGTGTAGAATGAATCGTCTATGCGATATATGTTCCATGGGGCTTGCGAGGAGCCGTTTTCTTGAATCTTCGCATTTTATGTTAAAAAGTGATTTGTATGTGTGATGAAGGGGCTGGCAACGGTGGAAACGGGGACGGATTCACAGGTTCGACTCATTATGTGAGTCGAAGTGAATGTGCTGCTCTTCACACCAGTCTGGTTTCTGATGTCAGGGATATTAAGAAGGCGCTGTGGGGTAGTGAGGGAACTACTGGCATGGTATCTGATGTACGTGATATTAAAACTGAGAGAAAGATAGGTGATAGGTTTTTAACTTTGATTGTCGGTATATTGAGTTCGGTTGTAACAGCGTTCATAATTAAGGTGTTTATATAATGGCATCTGGTAAAACAGAAGTATTAACATCCGGAACTGGGACGACAAACTCCTTTGTTTACACGGCGAAAGCCGATGTTCTAGGATTCGGAAGTGTAGCCGTTCAACTTGAATGTCTCAGACTTGGAAGTGGGGTTCAATACACCATACGTGGATATCCAATCGCCGGAATAAATAAGACTCGCTCAATTACCTCTGGTTCAATATTGACTTCTGGAGCAGGAGTTTACGCTATTTTCAGTGATCCATATGACCAGATTGACGTTGGATTGAAAAGCGTTCAAAGCAACCGCTCCGGAGTTGTAACGGTGTTTCTAACTAGGAAGAGGAGGCAATGAAATGGCTATAGTAGCTGAGAGCGTTGATGTTCCTAAAGTCGTGAAGGTAAGCGGGGAAACAATTAAGATAAGTGGTGAACACGTAACAATAACAAATGGAACAAGCGATGTTCTCTTTTCTGGGTATATGTGTACAAACACATTAGTTTATAGTGGAGTTGGATTCACAACGTATAATAAAGCAACAATTCTCTTGCAGTGTTTAAATGAAGGCAGTGGAGTATATTACAACATTAGAGGATACCCAGTTTCAGGAGTCACAGCCTTTTCATTAACTTCGGGGCAACTGACATCTGGGCAACTGGTTAGAGAAACACTGACTGACACATATGATTGGGTAGATGTTGGAGTAGAAAACACAGTAGACAACTATACCGGCGTCGTAACAGTTACAACATCTAGGAGATAATAAAATGAGTTTAAACGGCGGTGTTGGGCGAGGAACACTTGATGCTGGAAACAAACTATCTGGAGCTACAGCATATGTAGGATTCAATAAACAATATCAGCACTTTGTAAACTATTTCCTGTGTGATGGTGTGGCTGATGACGTGCAGATGAAC